GCTAAAGCCAAGAGCGATAGTTTCATGGTTATAACGAGCTGTCCATGCTTCTTGTCCATTGTCATAAGCGATGGCTTGGCCTTCGTTTTTGACTGGAGCAGCTGAGAAGCCTGACAGTTTTGTTTCTTCTTCAAAAGAACGCTCAGAAGTTTCAATTTCGTAAAACTCTTTGTGTTCTTCACCGTAACGAGCATACTCAAGACCAAACAAAGCGTTTAATCCAGGTAATAGCTCTTTTAATAGTTGTGCACGAGAAATAGCCATTTAAATGCTCCTTAATTAAACACCAGTTGCATTGAAGTAACTATGGTAACCGAAGTTCCACGATACTAATGCTTCTGGATAGCCTGTGAATGAAAACTGTGCATTGGTCGATTGAGCAGTTGTTACTGCTGTATTGATAGTCACAGTCGTGCCGTTTACTGTTGTTACATATGTATTCGAGCCAGGATTAATACCAGGACCAGAAATAACCATACCAGGCAGAATTGCGCTGTTAGCAGAAGATAAAGTAACAGTTGTGCTAGATGTAGTAGCATTTTGTGTCACAGTAACAGCTGAAGCAGGGACAACCTGAACAATACGGAAAGGTGCAGATGTAGTCAACGGAGTGATTGCTGAAGTGCTTGTGGCAGCAGCAGAAATCGCAATACCAGCAGAAGAATCGCCAGTAGTTGTCGAACCAGTATTACCAGCAGCGGCACCAATGTAATAAGCATTAGAACCAACAAACGCTGGGTTTAGGTATTGAATGGTTGTAGAACCACCAGTACCAGCTGGGTTAGACAAGCAAACTGCTTGGAAAACTGCTTGTGGATCATCTACAACATAACCAATCGCATCAGGAGCACTTGTAGAAGCATTCCAAAATTGATAACGGTTTTTACCGTAGATAGGGCCACCTGTAGTTGAGTACTCACAACCTACAAAAACACCAATCGTGCCAGCAACAGCAGATGAAGCATTATATGTAAGCGATGAAGCAATGATATTACCGATATTAGCCGATGTACCAATCTGCACAACGTCACCGTTGAACATACTAGTACTATAACCGTTGGTGATTGGGAACATACGGGTAGAACCCGAAAATACTCGACCACCAATCAGGTTAACTGGCTTTAGCCCGTAAGGGGCCGATACTGTAGGATAAGCCATTTAAATCTCCTAAAATTAATTAAAGTTAACCGCCTTTACCAAATGTAACACTAGATTTCCGCTCCATAAAGATTGGCATTCTTGAGTCACTTTGGCGCATTAAATTATTATCTACAGCTTCCGCTTGAGCAGCAGTTTGACCATTTTCATAAGCCATACGCTGAGCTACAATCTCTTCTGGAATCTTACAGAGTAATAACCCGCCTATTTCGATATTGTCTTTGTACTGACCATCACGAGAGGCTAACAGTTTATATTGTGGTTGTTCGTCTACATGCACCGGTACCCAACCCTCACGAAATTTCGCGGAAATATTGCGGGGATCAGAAGCGTTTAACATTGATACACGAATCCAGCGATATGCAAAACCAGCCTCTTTGTCAGGCTCAGGGAGAAGTTCCGGAGGCGTCCACTGTTTAGGACGCTCTGTTAATTCACGATTTTCCATCTCACGTTGTAATCTATTTGTAGCCATTATTGATTCTCCAATTTAACAAATTCACGGGCATAATGCTCTGGTGATACACCAAGCTTTTTTGCTGTAGCTAATGCTGATTTAGTAAGCACAATTCTTTTAGACGCTGTACTCCGTTTAGCAGGGGCTACTACCGTGCTTAGTTTTTGCGTACGCTGAGGTTTATCCTCATCGTTTTTTACCGCCCCACCAAGTTCATCCGAGAACCTAGTTTTCATTTCATCGTCAATACGTTTATAGTATTCATCTGTACCGATAAAACCTGCGCCATATTGACTTTGCAACTCCTCATGGTATGCCTCAGCGTATAATCTCATCCGTCTTTTTTCCGGATTAACAAACCACTGATTTCGTGACACCCATTGAGCAAACTTAGGGTCCATTTGTGGTTGGACCTGCGGTTGTTGCTGCTGTACAGGTATTTTTACATTGTTTTGGTCATTTTGTACAGTATTTTTAAACTTTTTTGACTTATCTAGTTTAATCTGTGCTTTTACCATGTCTTCTTGGGCTTTTAAAAGTCTATCAGAGTCGCCAGAATCATAAGCGTCTTTATAGTCTTTCTTAGCTTTCTCTAACTCAGCTTTTGCGGCTGATTTATAGTTAGAGTTTATTTCTTTTTCACCGCTTCTTAATTGACTTTGTAGGCGTTTATTCTCATCTAAAATAGCTTGAGCAGCCCTTAAAGCCTCTTGTTGTTCACGTAAAGCAGCTTCTTTTGCGCGTCTTTCTTCATGCCAAGCCTTCTTATACTGTGAAAATTTCTCTTTTACATTCTTAGAATATTCTTCAGACTCATCCAAAGTTTCAAGTTGGTCTTTTGCTTCTGAATCTAAAGGTTTTCTATTCCGGTCTTCTTTAGGAGTGTCATCAACGATATCAATTTCAATCTCGTCAACGCCCTCCACTTCAAAACTTACGTTGTTATCTTCCTCGATTTCATCGGGAAACTTATAATTTTCTGCCATATACCCTCCTTAATAGAACTTACGGCTGATTCCACGAGGGTCTTGTACGACTGCCTCTACAGAATCATCATTAATCAAACGAAATTCACGCCCATGAATAACTAAACGTGTGCCAGCATTAGGTCTTGTAAGAACAAAATCTCCTTCCTTACAATACGCCCCACTTGGGAAACGCTCAGGATCTTTATAACAGTCAGGCCCCATCTTTACTACAAAAAGGACTGTTGTTAATAATTCATCATGTCGTCTTGTTTCATCAGATTTAAGAATACCGTTTTCAAAGGATTCTTCCGATTCAGGGATTGCGCATAAAATACGATACCCCATAGGATTAGGTAATTGCTTAGCCTTATCTTCTGAATCTTTCATAATTGCGCGTAAATCTATCGCCTTATTAATATCTATTACATTATTCATCATCATGCTCCATATTCCGTTTTAGGTCTGTTATGTATGTTCGTGCGGTAAGTAGACCTTTAACTTCTCCGCATACTTTTCTATATTCATCAAAAGTTTCAACACGTCCGTCTGCTAAAGCCTCTTGAAGTTGTAGAATTTTTTCATCTAGCTGTCGCGCTACATGGTTTAATGCTGACTCGCCGTCAATCATTTAGTTTCCTTTTTAGGTGCTTGGTTCATTTGTTTTGTTGCTAATTCTTTCTGTGCATCTGTTTGCATCCGTGTTACTTCTTTTTGGTGAGCTTGTTGCTCACGGGCTTTACTTACATCGATAGCCATTCTTGCGCCTTCAGCTTCTTGTGAAGTACGCTCTTTACTCTTAGCAAGCTGAGCTTGAATTGCCATCTTAGCCCCTTCAGTTTCCTGCTGGGCCGTAATCCGTTTTTCTTCAATCTGAAGCTGCATCTGCTTAAGCTGGAAGTCTTGCTGATCTTTCTGGGCTTTTCTTTGCTGCTCTTGGGCTTTTATCTGAAGCTCTTGTTGCTGTAACTGAATGATTGGATCTTGGGCAGTCTGCTGATTCTGTTGCTGTTGAGCTTCTTGTTGGTGTTGCTGCAACATCTGTTGAGCTGCTTGAGCCGCCATTCTGGAGACTTGTATCTCCATTTCTGGAGACATTCCCTTTTCTTCTTCATCTGCATCATCAGGTATTGGGGGTAAAGTCTGACCCATTCTTTGTTCGATCTGCTTACGGTACTCCATACCTAAATGCTCAAATACGTGCGCAGTTAAAGCCGCTTGGATCTGTTGGCCTAACTGTGGGTTTGACTGCAACAATTGGCCAATATGTGGATCTTGTATTAAAGCTTGGTGACTTAATATGTGCGCCTGATGGTCCTGATAAACAAACGCTTTAACAGGTTTTTGCGACAAGATATTCTGATTCTCAGTTACTGGATCACGCGGCTTCATATCTTCTGGCAACGGAACAAGCTTCTGATAATTTTTAATGCCGATTACATCAAGCATCTGGCGATGTAGTATTGGTAAGTCATACAACTGTGGGGCAGTCTGAGCAAGCTGCAATGCTGCTTGATACTGTACAACTTTTTGCGCCATGGTAGCGGCATTAGGGTCAGACACAGGCAGAACAAAAACCATATCGTAGTCAGACTGTTTTGCCATCCTACTACCTTCAACTGGCTCATACTCATATTCTTCTGGGGCATAGTCCCTAATAATATCTTTTAGAAGTTGAAACTCTTGCTTCATTGAATAGTGAATACGAGCTTGTATCGCACTCATTGTTTTAAGAGTTCTTTCTAAAATAGCCAATGTAGTCCCAACAGGAGCATTCGCGCTCATGTCTGAAGCACTAATATCTGCGGATCCGGCAAATACGCGAGCCTCTTCAATTATGTTCTGGAACAGTTGGAATAATACTGTACTTGGTTCTTTATAAGGTAGCGGCAACATGTTATCGCGCATTGATCCGGAAGGTACATCCACGTCTCGCCATTCTCCAGGCGCGATTGGGGTATCGTCTCCTTTAACTCGCATACCGCGTGATTTGAAACCACCGGGCAAGTTAGAAAGTGTCCCAGCATCGACCAATTGACGTATAAGAGAAGTACCAGACTTGGCAAAAGCACCGATAAGGTGGATAAGACCAAAAGCATAGAACCCAAATCCTGGAATATATGGGTAATGTACGAAGTGATTGCGTTTGCGATGTGTTTCATCTTCTGGTCTCCAGTTTCTACGAATTGCAAGGATGGTGCTAGTACCCTTCTCTATTGTTACTACATAAGGAAGTGCAATACCTGTTACTTCTCCATCATCACCTTCATGTTCAAACCCAGGCAAATCTAGATCGACGTGCATCTCTAATAACTTAAATCTATCATCTGTAGTCGCGCGGAACCCCATCTTTTCGGCGATCTTTTTCTCGATCTCATCCATGACTTGTACAGGTGTACCTAAATCAACGTCTCTATAGAAGCCTTCATGCTGTAGTCTTACTACATCATTTTCTTTCTTCCTCATTACATG